CGAGGTTCTATGATGGGAAACCTTATCAGTTTCCCCTTGTTGTGCCTCCTCAACAAGAGCTGTTTTGACATCGCTTGTGATGTCCGTAATGAGTGTGATCGGAGCCGCAAGGGCAGGTTCAACGGTGATGATTGTATCTTTTGCGGTGATGAGGACTTCTTCCGAGTTTGGAAGTCTGTTACCTCAAGATACGGACTCATCGTTAATGAGGAAAAAACGGATCGTAGCGCGCGATGGATTGACTTAAACAGCCAGTCCTACGACGCGCGAGGCCATCGAATGGTGGCCAAAGCGACCCTTGGTTTTCTTCGTCCTGCCCGAACGGAACCGAGTGAGCTACTTGCAGAAGTGGTCCGCGGTCTTGTTGGGTTTTCCCAACACAATATCCTAGCGGTTATTGTCATGCTTCGGCATGAGATCTCCCTTCGGGGAGTCTTAAGTAGTCTCGGTTGCTTGAGTCGCTGGCTACGGATGCAACTTATCCGGAAGCGTTGGTTCCGAGACGCCGCCATTTTGGGCGGCGCCCCAACCCTAGAGAAAGGTTGTCGGAGGAGCGTCGAAGTGATTGTCGCCGCTCCTCCAAGGGAGAGATTCTACGGTATTATTACTGCTGAGGCCGCCAGGGTCCAGCGGGAGAATACAAATGATTGGATCGGGAAGAGGGTTCGCCCTCTCGAAGTGAAGATCGATCGAGAAGCCTGGTATCAGGCCCGTAGATCCACTCCTCCCTTTTCTTTGCGCCGCAAGTTTGAGTGGTCTGGATACCGTTGGGCCTTTGTTTGGCCAAAGTCCATGTTTGAGTGCATCAGGGACTTTCCTATCTTTGCTGATAGGGACGGTATTTGGATGACGGAGCACCCTTTCTTAACAGTTCGCCCGCGAATTGTTGAGATTGCCTCACCCTACTTGCGCCACTACCCCCCTCCGGTTGCTCTGCTCTACGGTGCAGACAATCTTCCGCGTCTTGTCTAGTCTGTAGACGGCGCCCAGTTGTAGTTGGGAGACTGGCCTGGTTCAGGCGGACTGTTGGGTGTTAGATCCTGGGATAGGTAGTGCACTTAGTGGACTTATGTCGGACGCTGCATTGCCAGAATACAGGAGGGTCGGGGACCCTTAAACCAGACTCATCCATCGGCTCGTCCCGTGTGAATGAACACGGGGGTACAGCTGAACCTCGTCGTACAGAGGTAAAGTCAGAGAGAGTGTAAAGAGTCCACGTCCCCGGAGTCACGTGGTGTCTCTCTACTCTGTACTGTTTTGTCGCCAGTGTGATACCAACCTGTTGGTTTTACC